TACAAACATTGATTTTAATTTAACTCCAAAAGGAATTGGAAGAGTTACATTAAATGGTAATGGTAAAATTCAAGGTCTTGCAGAAAAAGTAAATGTTAATGGTACATACACTTCAAACATTAATATTGATACAAATACTCAAGCAGTTCAATTAGACACTGCTGCAGCTACTGCAAACTTTACAGTTAATTTAAGAGGCGATGGTTCAAACTCTTTAGATGCGTCTATGGATGTTGGTGAATCAATTACAGTTGCATACGTTTCAAAACAAAATGCAACAGCTTATTACAATACTACAGTACAAGTAGATGGAACTACAGTAACTCCAGTATGGCAAGGTGGAACTGCGCCAGTTGGTGGAAACACAACATCAAATGATGTTTACACTTACACTGCAATTAAAACTGCAGCGTCAACATTTACTGTACTAGCAGCACAAACGCAATTCGCGTAATAATAGGAGGATAGAAAGATGCCAATACTAGGTGGTTTTGGAGCTGGATCAGCAAGAGGATACGGGCAACGAGGTACTGCCAAAGGTTTAATTAATGCAACCGGTGGAACTATTACTTGCTGTGGTGATTATAGAATTCACACATTTACAGGTCCAGGCACTTTTGAAGTACAATGTATTAATGCATGTGTACCTGCTCCTACACAAAAAGTTGATTATGTTATCGTAGCTGGAGGCGGCGGTGGTTCTTCATCTCCTCATGGAGGAGGAGGCGCAGGCGCGGGAGGTTTTAGAGAATCTCATTGCGGTACTATATCGGGATGTTATACAGCTAGTCCTTTAGCAACACCTACTTCTATACCAATAAGTGGTTCTACATCTTATCCAGTTGTTGTCGGATCTGGAGGTGCAGCTTCACCTCGTTCTGATAACTGTGTACCACAAGGTGGAGGATCATCTGCATTTGGAATTTCTTCAACTGGAGGAGGAGCTGGTGGTCAATCTGGAATTCCTGGACCTCAATGGGCTGCTGGACCAGGTGGAACTGGTGGATCCGGAGGCGGCGGAGGAGGAGTCGGCGGATCTTTTTCAACTCCAAGTGGATCAGGTAATAATCCACCAACATCACCTCCACAAGGAAATCCTGGCGGATCAGGAACAAATGCTTCAGGAGACTGGGGAGGAGCCGGAGGCGGTGGCGGAGGAGCCACTCAATCAGGAACCGGTGCTTTTAGTACATACGATCCTGGAAATGGAGGAGACGGAGCTGGAACAGCAATGAATCCAGAACAAGGAACACCTGGACCAACACCAGGAGTAAGATATTTTGCAGGCGGTGGCGGAGGTAAAACTCAAGCTCCACCTCAACCTGTACCATGGCAAGGAGAAGGCGGCGCTGGAGGCGGCGGAGGTCAACCTGGCTATTTACCATGTGGACAATCTACACCTTTTGCTGAAAACCCTGAAGGTTGGTTACCAGTCGGTGATGACGGAACTGGCGGAGGAGCATGGGGCGCTGGAAATACGGGTGCTGCAGGAATTGTAATGATAAGGTACAAATATAAATAATATGGCTAATTTTGCAAAAATAGATGATAATGGATTAGTTTTAAATGTTGTTCATATGAATGACAAAGATTGTCTTGATTCAAATGGTGTTGAATCAGAAGCAGTGGGTCAAGCTTATTTAGAACAACATAATAATTGGCCTGCAGATAAATGGATTCAAACCTCTAGAAATACTTATTATGGAGAACATAAATTAGGAGGAACTCCTTTAAGAGTTAACTTTGCAGCAATAGGTATGACTTATGATAGAGATAATGATTTATTTCGTCCTACTAATAAACCTTTTCCAAGTTGGGTTTTAAATACTACGGAAGGAAGATGGGAATCTCCAATAGGAGATGCACCTGATCTTCCATCAGAACAAGAAGCTGAAAACATTGCTGGTGTCATCAAATGGGCCTATATTTGGAATGAAGAAACTAGAGCTTGGGATCTTACTAATATAACTCTATAAATTTATAAACGTAAAAGTTTGTATATAATTCAAATAAGAATTATTTTTATTTTCTATATGGTATAATAGTGTTGCTGGAAACATTATAAATTTATTTGTTTCTAAATTAACTGTCCAGGTTCTATCTTTCATTTTATTGTCATCATATTTTATAGTTATAATACAACTACCGGGATCTATTTCAATTCCATATAGAAAAACCCAATCTGGAGATTCTTTTAAATTATAATTGTCTACTTCTAATATTGGTTTTGATATTTCATTTCTTTCATAATATCTAGCATAAGGAGTATGACCACTTCCTTTTGCAATATTTATCTTATGATCTACTAACATATATTCTATAATAAAAGATTGTAATCTATCTCTGGTTTTAAAAAATTTATCTCCTACATCTTCATAGTAATGAGAAATAGTTGCATGTTTTACCATTTCATCTTTTTCAATATGATATCCTTTAGGCATTTTTACTTCACCTGTAAATAAAGGAACTTCTGTTAATATTGTTTTTTTAATCATGTTTAGTTATAATCTTTTTATCTTCTACAAAATATATAGCATCTAAATTACTATTTTTCAATGTTAATAAGGCATCATCTTTAGTTTGAACTAAAGCCTCTCCTGCAAGGTTAAAGCTAGTGTTTAATAATACTGGACAACCTGTTTTTGAATAAAATTTTTTTAGTAAATCACATAAAAAACCTTCTGATACTGTTTGTACTCTACATGTATTATCTACATGTATAACTCCTGGTATTTTATTTTTAATATCAGGTAACACATCAAAATTTATAGTCATATGAGGACTATCATCTAGACCTAAAGTATCAAAATATTTCTTAAATTGAGATTTAAGAATAACACCTGCAAACGGTCTATACCATTCTCTTTTTTTAATAGTATTAACAATTTGTTTAGCATTAATATTTCGTGGATCAAATAATATACTTCTATGTCCTAATGCTCTAGGTCCTGCTTCTGAATTTCCTTCAAATATTGCCACACTTTTTTGATTAATTAATAAATTACAAACTTCATCTATATTGGATTTTTTACCTACATTTAATTTTTCTTTTTTGTAATAATGATAAAAATTATCTTTACAAGGATAAGGATTTTTAGAGGTTAGTTCTTTATATTTTAACATAGCAGCACCTATTGGAACACCAGTATCATCTGACACTGGTTCAAAATAAAAATTAATATTAGGTAAATTTTTTATATAATAATTATTGGCAACTACATTTAATCCATAGCCTCCTACCACACATACATTTTTTATGCCGGTTTGATGTACATGTTTTTTTATTAAATTTAAAACTTGTTCCTGTGTTTCTACTTGAACTAATTTTGCTTTATCAGCATATAGTTTATAATTATTTTTATTAATATTTTTTGTTATTAAATGTTCATGATTATAAAAACAAACGCTTTCGAAATGATCGTTTAAAAAACTAAACTTATCTGAATTAGGTATATTATCTATAAATAATTTTTCATTATTTATTTTTCCATAAGAAGCCAGCCCCATTGTTTTACCATTTTCTAAAGGATTTTGACCAATCAATGTTGTTGCAGCTTCATATACTCTAGTAATGCCTAAAGAATTATTTAAAGTAATGTTGCAGTCAGAATAATGTTTTTTTAATTCATTTAAAATATTAATTTTTTCTGATTCTTTATTTAACTCTAACCAAAAGTTTTTTGAAATAGATTTAATCCCATTTTTATTACCTATAAAAACACTTTCACTTTCTCTAGCTACAGATTGTCCGTTTATAAAAAACATACTTCCATTTCTATCAATTACAAAAATTAAAGACTCATTAAATTTACTATTATAATAAGCTAAACTGGCGTGGCATTTATGATGCAATAAAGATGCGTAGTTTTCCATTCCCATATTAAAGATTTTATTAATATAATTTTTCCAAACATATTCTACATGAGGAAAACTATTAAAAGGTGTTAGATAAAGTATATGATCTATTTTACCCAGATTTAAATTTTTATATAATTCAATAGATTTAAAAGGATGCATGTCCCTTTTTTTACGTGTGAGTCTTTCTTCTTTACAAAAGAACTCTAGTTTGCCATTTAGCAAACTACACACTGAACTATCATGTGTAATATTAAAGGCTAAAATTCTCATTTACCCTTAAACCAGGAAGGTAATCCTATATGTCTTCTTGTATCAAATATGTTTTGTTTAGCATGTTTACTTTTTACATCATTATAATGTAAGAAAACTTGAGTACACTCATTACCTTTAAAAGGTTCTCTCCAATGTTCTAATTCTTGTCCTTTATAAATTAACATATCTCCAGGTTTTAAATCTACTTTTATTCCTTTATTATTACTTGCTGCGGTTATGTCTCTATTATTTGGAATACCCACATTTTTATTTGGTTCTAAATAAATTGGCCAGTTGTCTCCACCTAAATTTAAAGTAGTAGATATTTCACAGCTAAATCTATCTTTATGTCTTTTTAATTCAGCTCCTTTTTCATAAATTCTCATATAAGTGTAATTTGGATATAATTTTAATTTTGTATGTTTTTCCATAAGGGGTTGTATTTTTAGCATTAAAGTTTCCATAGCAATATCTGAGTAACACGAAAAATTATTAGGCACTTGTTCATCTTTCCATGTACCAAAATCTTTTTCTATTTTTGGAATATAAGTATATTCAAACATTGTTTTTGTAACTTGTCTTTTTATTGAAAGATAATTATATAAAAATAAACAAAGCTCTTTTGAAACTGCTTTTCTAATAACTAAATATTTTTTACTTTTGAAAGTCTTCATTTCTTTTTCTAACTGCTTGAAGATTAAAATGTATGAATCTAAAAGGATCAACACCTAAATCAACTGTAAATTCGTGTTCAATATAAGCGGGAAACAATATTAATGTTCCAGGTTTTGGAGTGTAATGAACATTTCCTTGACCCATTGTAATTTCAGAAGGATTTTTTAATGGTAGCATTGACATTGTTTTAGCTAATCTAGGATCTCTTAAAATTGGATGAGATGTTCTTTCTGAACATTTTAAAAAATAAAAACCACTAATGTGATTATCATAATGTATGTGAGCATTATGATGTCCCGCACCTTTTTTAGCAAATTCTTGCACCCACATTTCTGTCCAAGTCATTATATAATGAGTCATGTCATAACCCATGTGATCCATTATCTCTAAAGATCTTCTTGCAACATATCCCTGAATGTCTGAAAATTCTGGAAGATTTATTAATGCAGTTGAATGATGTGACATTCCTAAATCACCTAATTTTTTATTGTAAAATTTGTCTCTTTCTTTAGCCACATTTTTATTTCTTTCCTTTGCTTGTTCAATATATGGATCCGAAGCTTTGTTTAATTTATTTACTAATTCTGGTAATTCAGTTACATAAACTGGTGTTTGAAAAAATGTTTCAAAATTTATATTTTCGTTCATTTAAATGGCCTCCCGTTATTCCATACTACTAAGGAGTATCTAGTTCCACTAGTAACTGGTTTTACACGATGCCAGACAAAACTGGGGAAAACAATAATACTTCCTTTTTTAACTTTATTAAAAGTTATTATATTATTTTTCTTTTTTTTCAATGGATGATTAGTATTAATTTCTAGTTCACCTCCTGTATAATCATCGGGGTCAGAAAGAGAACATGTAACCGATATTTTTCTGCTTTTACCATTTAAATTAGGATTAGAATGTTTAATTGCAGTACCGTGTTGAAACATATCTACATGCCAAGTGTAATGTTGGTTTATATTATATTTTGTAAACTGACATGGTTCAGACCAGTCCCATTGAAAATTCCATAATGCTTTTTCATTAGCTTCATCAACATATGGATGTATTTCTTTATATATCCATGCATCATTCATCCAAACAATATTAGAGTTTCTTGTTTTTTTTAAATCTTTTACATTTTCATCTGTTAAAGTTCTTTTTTCTCCATACCCACCTGTAAGACCTAAATGGTCTTTTTGACTTTGTGCATATGCAATTACGTTTTCACAGAATCTAGGTGTTAAAACAGATTCAAACATTATACACTGATATTTTAAGTCCATATTTCTTTATTCTTTTGATCTTCTATTATCATGAAAATAATATATATTCAATACCGTATGAATATTTTAGAAAGGTTTAAAAAACATTTAAATTCAATAGAATATCCTGAGAAAAAAAGTTCTTGGAATATAGCAGGTATATTAAAAGATAAAAATTCATTTCATAAATTTGACGTAAGAGGTGTAAAAAAAATATCAGAGAACAAGGCATATAAAACAGGTCATTTAAATACCGAGGCAGACAAGATGGTTTTTGAACTTCAAGACAAGTGGGTTATTCTAGATATTGAAGAATTACATAAATATATAAAAGAAAATAAACTAAAAGATATGAATTTACAAAGTTTGCTATCTAAGTTAGAGTGGAATATAATACTACCAAAATAATAAAAAGCATATATAATGAGGTGCTATGCTTCAAAAACTACAATTTAAACCAGGTTTTAATAAACAGATAACACAATCAGGAGCTGAGTCTCAGTGGACTGATGGTGATTTTGTTCGATTTAGATATGGACTTCCAGAGAAAATAGGTGGTTGGGAACAACTAACTATTGATAATGAAACTCTTCCCGGTGCAGCAAGAGCTCAACATACATGGACATCTTTAGCAGGTGAAAAGTATGCAGCAATTGGTACATCACAAGGTTTGTTTTTATATTATGGTGATAAGTTTTATGACATTACACCTTTAGATACAGGAATTACTGGAGCTAACTTTGATGCAACAATCGGTTCTCCAACAGTCACTGTAAATAAAACTTCTCATAGTTTATCTTCTGGAAGATATGTAACATTTTCATCCGTTACTGTTCCAACAGGATCAGGTTATGCAACAACAGATTTTACAGAAAACACATTTGAGATAAGTAACGTAACTGCAAATGCTTTTGACATTACAATGCCATCTAATTCTGCAGCTACAACTTCAGGAACAGGTTCAGCACAAATAGATCCTTATGTAGTTGTTGGTCCAACATTTCAAACTGCAGGTTATGGATGGGGTACATACTTATGGGGAAACTCTACCTGGGGCACTGAGCGTACAATTAGTGACGTGATTCTGGATCCAGGCATCTGGAGTCTTGATAACTTTGGAGAAATATTAATTGCAACTATTCATAATGGTAGAACATTTACTTGGGATGCAGGAGCTGCAGGTGCAAGAAGTATACGAGCAAGTTTAATGTCAGGGGCTCCTACTAAAACAAGATTAACTTTGGTATCAGATAGAGATAGACATTTATTTCACTTTGGAACTGAGACAACGATTGGTGATTCAACTACACAAGATCCAATGTTTATAAGATTCTCAAACCAAGAAGATTATTCAACATACCAACCAACTGCAACAAACACTGCAGGTACATTTAGACTAGATACAGGAAATAGGATTGTATCAGCTGTTCAAGGTAAAGATTATGTATTTGTATTAACCGATAGTGCAGCTTATGTAATTCAATTTGTTGGTCCACCGTTTACATTTAGTGTCAGACAAGTTGGAACCAACTGTGGATGTATTGGACAAAATGCAGTTAGTTATTCTAATGGTATGATATTTTGGATGTCAGGTGAAGGTGGATTTTTTGTATTTGATGGTACTGTAAAAGCATTACCTTGTTTAGTAGAAGATTTTGTATTTACAACTACAGGTGATAATTTAGGTGTTAACTATAATGCAAATCAGATTATATATGGTGAACATAATACTTTGTATAATGAAGTTACTTGGTTTTATCCAAAAGCTGGAAGTACACAAATTGA